CTATGCAACTAATCTTAATCTGGACTCATTTTGCGAATGTTCCGTAAATGTACCGTAAATTTCGACCTTGTTTGCGTGTTCCAATAAGTGTTCTGCATTTAAATGAGCATACTTTTTAACCATTTCTAAGGTTTCCCAGCCGCCTAATTCTTTTAATGTGAAAAGTGGTGTTCCTGCTTGAACGTGCCAACTCGCCCAAGTGTGGCGGAGATCGTGAAAGTGGAAATCAGATAATAAGCATTTTTTTGTAGATAAATTAAATACTTTTCGGTTAATATCCTGTAAAGGATTACCGTTTCTGCCCACAAATACATATTTAGAATGGCGGTGGCGGATAGATTCAAGAAGTTTTATGGCTTCTTGGTTTAATAATAGCGATCGTGCCTTACCTGACTTTGCAACATCATTAGTCACGATTGCTACTTTCCTTTCAAAATCTATCTTATCCCAAGTCATTGTTAAAATTTCTGTCCGTCTTGCTCCTGTCATCAAAGCAAATTTACAGATAGACTTCATCCAGTCGGAACTCAATTTATCTATGAGCTGTTTTGCTTGCTGTTTCGTGATCCAACGCACTCTAATTGGAGGCTCTTTCTTTTTCTCCACATATGGCACAGAATCCAGCATACCGAGCTTATGGGCAATATTTAATACCCTTAGTAAAGATTTAACATACTTATTTTGCGTACTATGAGATAACGCCTGTTTAGTATTGGCATTCTTTTTGGGGATATTTAAGATAATTTCTTGTGCTGTTAAAGAGCTGAGTTCTCGACCTGCGAATTTAGATAGCCAGTACTCTGCGTGTCGCTTTTTCGTGGCTTTATCCTTTAATTCTTCGGCTGAACGGACATAATGCAATAAGGCATCTTCGAAGATATATTTTCTCTTTGTTTCGAGCTTATCTTCTGCCCACATTTCTTGCTTGAGTTTGTCGTGATACTGTTGTGCTTCACGTTTTACAAGCGTGCGAATGCTTCTCTTAATTCTCTTGCCGTTTGGGGTTGTGATATCAACCCACCACGGACCGTTTGCTTTTCGTCTGTAGATCGACATTTTCTTTTCTCCTCGACCGACAGAGATACCCCACGGTCATTATTCGCTTGTTTTTTCACTCGGTCAAGATCTGATCGTTTAACCCTCCAAATTCTAGATCCTGCCATTTTAAAAAATCCCCAATCTGCTAAATGTTGGCGGACGGTGTTTGGGTGGCAATTTAACTCTTTGGCAACTTGGTTAATTGTTAAATGTTCTATGTGTGTCATACTTTTTACCAAAATAAAAAACCTAGCTTTCGCTAGGCTTATTCGTTGATCCATTCTCTTAGGTTTTTCCATTTTTGGTAGTCGCACTGGTCGCCTAAGTAGCAATATCCTCTATTGTCTCTTAGGTCGTCTTCGTGGGATTGTAGAGCCTCATCTAAATCTCGAATGATGATGTCTTTGGCGTGTTAGTAAGATCTTGCCAGTGTCCACGAATAAGCTCTACGCAATCTTTCACGGCAAAGGTTCTACGCCCCATACAGTAGCGTAATGACTGTATGGCGAGCGTTTGAAAAGTGCGGTGGTTTACGCTGACGGTTTTAGTCATTGATTACTCTCACTGTTATTTCATATTTTGGTTTATTGTGTTCTAACAAAATAACAGGTTCATTACCTTCAATACAATGTTGAGCAACACAATATAATGCCATTAACGTTACATCTTGCTTTTCTTTCCAATAAAGCCCATTTTTTTCGAGATGCCCAGCATAGATTTGATTAGTCAATGGTGATATACCTAATTTAATTTCTTTCATTGTTTTTCTCCTATAAGTGGGTTATTTTCGGGTTTCGCAGATGTAGCCGTCGCAGTCGTTGTATAACTCGAGGTGGTCGGCTACGAGGTAGAAAGCGGTTAAAAATAGTAGGATTTTTACGTATTTCATCGTCATTTTCTCTTAATTTGGGTGTGGGGAACCGCCGCACGATTTTTGCAATGTGCGGTCGGTGTTGGGTTGTGGTTAAAATCTTGCTAATCGTTGTTGATTAAGCTGGGGTAAGACTTGTTCAATAAAAGGGTCAAGCCATACGTTAAATTCGTGTGCGATGTCGTAGGCTTTTCCTGCAATATCGTTTTTAACATAGCGAGAAATGCCTAAATCTTCGTACAGTTTACGATGAAATACTTCGACTTCTTTTGCAAAGGCTCTGGCTCTTACTAGGTATTTGGCAATTTGTTCTGCATCTAAACCTGCAATGGTGATGTCTTTTTTACTGCGGTCAATCGGGCGGTATTGATTGCCGAGTGTGTTTAAGAAGTTGATAACGTGTTCAAACATTGTTTGCGGTAGTTGGTCATACTTCGCTACGTTAAAAGTGCTTTTGAGCCGAGAGTAGATTTCTTTCCAGTGTAATCCTGTTCGATAGTGAGCCTGTTGTACCGCTTCCTGTATAGCTCGTTGTTGCTCAGGGGTAATTGTAAGCGGTGCGATTTGTGCAGAATTTTGCAATTCGCCTTTATGCATTGCGAGAAACGCTCTTAATACGACCAAGTGGAATTTTGGGCTGATCCACATTGCGTAAGCGAGGGCGAGTTCTTCGCAGGCGTATGTTCCGCCTTGTGTGCCTCGTAGGGTTTTAAGTGGTTGCGTTGTTGGATCTTCTTTTTGGATTTCTTCGATCAATTCTTTTGTGGTATCTAAGCGAACGAAACGATATGGCTCGTGTTTAGCTTCATTTCCGCTGACACGATGTAGATCTTTTAGATTGAATAAGTTGTCTAATTGACCGATTGAAGTTTTAAGAATAGTTAAATTTGACATTTTTATGCCCCTAGAAGTTTGTTTGTATTCGTTCAACTTTTGTAGGGTTGAACGGGCTTCAACAACCGCTTCTAGACGGCGGAGCTTATTTCCCTTTCAGGTATTGTATTTGGCTCTCTCGACCCGTCCATTGAAAACCCCAGATCTGGGGTTTTAAGGATTTTGCAAATTTTAGGCATAAAAAAACCGCTATGCTATCGGGTGCGGATTGCCGCTAGAAGAATTGTTGTGCGGTTATCTTAATCCGAAGGGGGGCGGTTGTCAAACATAAAAATATCAATTATTTTAGTTTAACCTTGAATAAGGTCTTGATTATTTATTTAGTTTAACCTAAAATATATTTATTTTCGGAATGGTTCTGAAAATGAGAAGCCCAGCTTTCACTGGGCTACTAAATGGAGCTAGGATATGAAGATTTTCAGAGTTCTAATCCTAGTTACCGTAGTATTACTAACCTGTTGTTCAGGTACTGTAGTTTAAGGTAACTCCCGAAGGGGGAAGGTCGGATGTCCCCCTGACGGCTCCAACTATAAGCCTTTTGGCTTAAAAGATCAACAAGGAATTTCTATGCAAACTGAAAAACGCTCTCGTGGTCGCCCAAAATCTGGTTTAACTCTTCAGGAACTGCAAGCAAGAAGCGAAGCTAAGCGTGGTGTTAAGCTCAAAGGCTTTAAACTTCATCAAGAAACGATTGAGCTTATTGAACGCCTTGCCGAGCAACACGGTATTTCACAAACGCAGGTGATTGTGCAAGCGGTTGAGTTATTTAATCAGAAAGGGGCGTAATGCCCTTTTTTGATTTTGGGCGGTGTCAATCCCACAGACTGAAATCCCCTTGAGTTGTGCTAGAATGTAAGTGCTCAATTTATATTCATCAACAAAAGGAGATTTCAGTATGTGGGAAGCGTTGATTGCATCTCTTTTTTCTCTCTTAAAAGAACATTTCGACCATATTATTATGCGTATTACGACTTGGTGCTTATCGTTTATTCTTTGTTAGTTGTACTTGCCTTTAAGCTTTAAATACGGCTTAGAAGCACGTCCATTGCCAGCATTACCTTCTTATGCTCTTGTTTATTTATTCTATTTGACTGCTGCTACTGCATTCTGGCAAGGCTTTTTTATCTTCTTGGAGATAATGGGGTTGATCATTGAAAAAATTGTTAAATGCAAAGCTATTCAACCACAAGCCAATAGGGTTAAGGTTGATAAGCAACAGGAGAAGTAAACATTTTTTTAAGGTCATTTTTATTCCTTTATTGAAAAACACCCACCTGTTACAGTGGGCTAACGGATCATCATTATGATTACGGGTGTTTTAAGTGCTTACCGTGTACACTTTTGTTCAGTCCGATTTTGACGAGATCGGGAACTCGCCTTTGGTATTCACCACAAACACGCAAAGGAAATTGATTTTATTTTGAGCGAGCTGTATTATTTCTATACCACAAACACAAAATAAGGAATAAGTATGCCTAATCTCATCATTACCTATGATTTACGAAAAAGTCGTGACTACCAAAAACTCTATGATGCAATTAAAAGCTATGGTACTTATGCAAAAGTGTTTGAATCTGTATGGTATGTGCGTTCAAAAACACATACTGCAACGCAATGCAGGGATTATTTAAATCAGTTTATTGATACAGACGATAGGTTGGGTGTTTTTGATTGCTCGAATAACGATTTTGCAACAATGAGAGCCATAAATAAAATTTCAGACTTGTGGGAAAATTAATCAGATTTTAGAAATCGTTCTCCCGTTTCATTGTTGATAATTTCACTTATTACTTCAGCATCACTGTATTTGTTGATCGCAGAAATGGCTTTGCAAGCCTTTAGTTCCAAACCGTCATAATACGGAGTAATTTTGATGGAACTTAGAACCGCTTCTATAATTTGGTGTTTTTGCACGGAATTAACGGTTGAGCTTGTTATACTTTCCGCTTTTGAGTAGTTTTCTGTGTTCATTTTGTTTAACCTCTTTTGTTTGTTGCCATTCAAAACCGCTCTCTAGTAACGCATATCAGGTAACTAGGCTGATATGTGGCTGTGGGAATAAGAGCGGTTTTGAATGGCTAGATGCCGTCTCTCCGAGCTGTCACGTTTTTAGCTAACGTTTGCTGTCTGTTGCTTTTTCATTGTTCACCAACTAAAAAACAGACCAAAAAATGTGGTTCTGTCCCCACTATCCGTTCCACTCACTGGCAAACTTGGCGATAGTGGGTTAGTCGTCACCTCAATGGTTCTGTTGCCAATCTGCCGTCACGGCAGTTTTTCACATAAGACTAAACGTTCAATCAGCCAGCGGGGCTTTTAATCCGCTAGTTTAAGCAACTGCACTTATTGACCGCTTGAGGTGTTTTTGTCTGAATTTTTAAAGAGCATTGAGCCGTAGCTCGTTTTGATGGGTGTATAATATAGCTTTGGTTGCATTATGTAAATAGCTAAAGTTGTTTTATCTTATAGTTATTTATAGCTTTTGTTGTTAATTGGTTGTTTTTAAATGGGAAAAAATTTTTCGATATGTGTTTGATTGCTTGTTTTTTAATCATTTTCTTGGTATCAGGAAGATGTTTTTGCAAAAAAATGATGGAATGTGACCGCTTGTAGAATTGTAAATGGGCAAAATGTTGCCCTTTTGGTGCAAGATTTATCCAAATTAAGAGAGTACAATAAGAGAATCTAAGAAAGGGGGATTTATGAAAAAGCAACTGACTAATAAAGAGGAATTTGGCATTGCCATACAGCAATTTATTGATGAATTTTTAGAGCAAAACCCTATCTACAAAGAATTAAAACTCAGTGAAGAGCAGATGTTAATTCTTGTTGAAAAGCTGATTATGCCTAAATTCCAAGAGCAGTTCGAGTTTGACAAGAAATTTATGCATAAATGGGGTAGGGGATAAAAGAAAACCGCCACGGTGGGCGGTTTGACTATTTTAGATTTGTGAAGGTTAGAGTTAATCTTCTAAACATATCAGTAACTAACATAATCATACTGTACATAAAAACAAACGAAGTAAATAATAAACAATATATTAACCATTTACCAGATAAGAATGTCCCAACATAACTAAATAGCATAGAAATGCTAAATCCACTGATTAAATATTTCAAATGTTGCATTATTTGGGCATACATACCATTCTCTCTCATCACTTTGATAAGAGAATGCTCACTAATTGTTACTAATATAGCAATTATCGCAAAGATAAAACCGATTAAGGTTGCTGATGATGTAAATAAATCACTTAGCAAATCTCTAAGCTCATTGACTTCAAAAAGTTTTAATACATTAAAGTGCCATAGGCTATAATGCATTATGACACTGGCTAAAAAGGCAATTTTCTTCCAGTGTTTTATGTGCATAATTATCTCCTACTCTTCGTGAGGTTCATCTAAATAGTCTTTTAGTATATTACTACGCTGTTGTTTTAAGCCTCGCATTTTAGTAAATATTTGGTTAATGTCCACTTCTTTTCTTGATGGAGCAATTAAAGAAAATCGATCTTTCAGAACATTATGCAGTAAGTCTATTGGTTGCTCAGCATTCAATAAGGTGATTTTTAAGGCTCTCGTTTTATCATGACCTAATAAAATCTTAATGGTTTCCCATGTGCTTGAAAGCAAGCCTGTTTTGGTATAATTAGATAAAACAACTTTTTGAACATTTACACCAAGATTTGTCATTTCATCAAATTGCTCTTGAATCCAAGGATCTTCACCTTCTCTAGGTGTTTTGCGTTTAGGTCTTGCTAGCTTGTACTCAAGTTGCTTAAGGGGTGGGTGTTGTTTACCATTGATAAATTCTTCAGTCCCAATTTCTAACATTGAAATATCACTAAATTTAGTATCTAATGATAGATATTTAGTCAGGTGAGTTAAATAGGAATTTAGATGTTTAACTTTACCAAATAAAGAACTATTTTGATATAGTAGGATTTCTTCTTTTTCGCCATAAAAGAGAATAAAATGATTTCTCTCAATAATAGATTCATCTTCATCTAAATCAATAAGTGATTCTTTCCCTGTTCGCTTATTTCCTTTATGTAGAATATCGTCCCTATAAGTGCTGAAATAGCCGGAAATAGAGTTTTCGAATTGAGAATTATCAGAGTAAATACATACCCTTCGAGCGTAGTTACCTATAGTTACTACTGGCATTGAATCTTCTTTAAAATGGTTTACTAAATCACGAAAATTATATTTTTCATATTTATTTGCATAGTAACGGATATTAAATGTATGTTTTTTTAGTTGAGACATTTATTATTTCCTTAATATAGTATAAAAGATACCTACTTAAACCACCAAACCACGTTTCTGTTACCCAATAAAATTCAACTGCTGCTACAAGTAGCTTCTATGCTCAACCGCCACGCCAAACTTTTCTACCGATGATTTGTAAGTTGTTTAGATCATCATCCATTACATCAATAGGATCGTACTCAGGATTAAAACTCACAAGTTGAATGCCTTTGCCTGTTCTAATAATTTGTTTAATGTAGAAATGCTTATTGTAAACAACCGCATAAACCTCACCATCCGCAATTTCTGTATCAGAAATATCAACAATAACAGTATCCCAATCTTCTAATACGGGAGCCATGCTATGCCCACGAACATACATTGCCTTGCAGTTTTTAGGAGATAAACGTTTTACTTTGAACCAAGCTTCACGAAATAAAAGTGGTTCATCTGATTTTCGAGGAACCCATTCAATCACAGGTTTTCCATTACCTGCTGATAATTTAATGTCATACATATCAATACTAATGTGTGTGTCGCTATAATCTTTATCCTTGTCAATGACATCTACATCATCACTTGTTTTTGCAGCCATTTCACCAATACCGAATTGCAACCATTCTGGATTAACTTTCAAAGCTTTTGCCAACTGGTTGACGTATTTAGTTTCTCCGCCTTTTTCAATTTTCTGAATGGTGTTTTGAGATACACCAACTTCTTCAGCAAGCTTAACTTGAGTGTAGTTTGCTTGAGTTCTAGCGAATTTTAATCTCTCAGAAAGTGTGTTCATAAATACTCCTAGTTTTATCTCATTTTAAAATCAAAGTTTTAAATCACCAAAAACATAAAGCTATAAAATTCTTGCGTTAAAACAACCAAGACTATAATATAATACCTTAGCCAAGATAAAAATTAACAACAGGATTGTTTTTATGAATGAGAACATTGAATTAGCTATCAAAACGTTAGGTTCTCAAGTGAAAGTTGCTAATGCTTGCGGAGTGAGTCAAAACGCTGTGAGTAAGTGGCTAAATGGCTCTTCTAAGGTTTCGTTAGAGCATGCTTTAAAGCTAGAAAAAGCAACTAACGGAAAAGTAAGAGCTGAAGATTTTGACTTGAGCTACGCAGATTTACTTTCACGAACCTAATTTACCCAAAGGAGTGTGCAATGGCACGCAATGAATTAAGTAAAAATGCAAGAGCGATTGCGGATTTGATTTACCGAAAATCCGCCTCTCGAACGCATAAAGATTTAGCGCGCAAAATCGGCGTGTCTGAATCGCAGTTTAGCCGTATGTTTTTGCAATATGTGGAATGGTACGCGGTGATTTGTGATGAGTTGGAGATTGAGCTGATTGATGAGAAGGAATTGGCTGCTTACAAAACTTTGGCTCGTAAGTCGTTAGATGAATAAAAACCCACGCTGGAACGTGGGTAATGGGAAATAATGTTTATGAAAACAGATTTATTATCTACTAATCAGAGAGAAAATGCAACCCTGACGATGAGTAGTCGGGAGATTGCACGAATCACAGAAAGCAGACACCGTGATGTGTGCTTATCTATTAGAAACCTGATGAATAAAGGGGTAATTGGGGGGTATGCGGAAAGTCCGTACACCCATGAGCAAAATGGGCAAGTCTATTACGAGTATCATATTAATAAACGTGATACTTATGTGATTGTGGCTCAATTCTCTCCTGAATTTACTGCTCGTTTAGTTGATCGTTGGCAAGAGTTAGAAAATCAACAGAAATTACCGAGCAACTATCTTCAAGCTCTTAAGGCATTAGTTGAAAGCGAAGAAGAAAAGCAAACTTTGTTACTCGAAAATCAAATAATGAAACCGAAAGCGGATTTTGTCGATCACTATGTAGAAGTCGGCACGAGTAAATCCCTGCGTGAAACTGCCAAGATTTTAAATTTCCCTGAAAAGATGATGATTGAGTGTTTATTACGTGATCGTGTGTTGTATCGTCAATCTGGCAATCTATTGCCGTATCAAACCGTTCATTCAAAAGAGCTGTTTACTGTGAAAACAGGTACAGCAGAACACGGACATAATTTTACGCAAACCCGTGTTACTGGCAAAGGTATTGAGTGGATAGCACAACGTTATGCTTCGGAGTTAGGACTATGAGTAAATTTATTCCAAATTCATTTCAAGTGCCAAATGCGGTTGTTGATGAATTAATGAGCGTGTTAAGTGGGGCTGAATTTAAGTGTTATATGCTTGTTGTTAGGCAAACAACGGGCTGGAATAAGCAAAAAGATGCCGTTTCTATTTCTCAAATGATGGAAAAATGTAATTTAAGTAATCGTGGTGTCATTGATGCTTGTGACAAATTGGTGGAAATGGGGCTTTTAACTAAGTCTAAAGGGTATCGTGGAATGAATGTTTTTTCGGTTAATTTCGACAAAATTCCGACCTGTGAAGTAAGTTCACCTGTGAACTCAGCTCACTCGACCTGTGAAGTAAGTTCACAAGTACCTGTGAACTCAGCTCACACACAAAATACCACTAAACAAAATAACAATACCAAAAATAACACCCTAACGGGTGTTAACGCGTGCGAGAAAAAATCCGAAGATTTGATTTTGTTGGAAAAGTTTGGGATTACCGAACAACTGGCAAAAGATTTCATCGTACACCGCAAAGCCAAAAAATCTCCGATCACTGAAACTGCGTTGAAAGGTTTTCAGCGTGAGGCGGACAAAGCCAAAATTCCTATTCAACAAGCCATTGCGATTTCGATTGAGCGTGGTTGGCGTGGGTTCAATGCTGGTTGGGATTGGCAAAATGACGGAGTTTCTGCAAAAAATCCACAAAATCCGTCCGCTCGTAATACTTCCAAGCCGTTTATCCCTGATGACGAAGGCAACTGGGCGGAAGGTATGTCTATCACGCTAAGGGGAAGTTAATGCAAAACGTGGCATCAATGAACTTGAAAAGCCTTGTCGGGCAAGAGCCAAATTACCAAGTGCCAGCAAAGACAACGGCAATTCCAGACGGTGCGATTAGAGCCGTTAATCAATTATTCATTCAGCTTCGGGCGATTTTTCCTGCGTGGAAAAATTCATTCCCTGATGCAGACAGTTACCGTGAAGCAAAACGGGATTGCGCGAGCGAAAAAATCTAAAAATCCATTCTGGCCAAGCGTAGGCGAGTTTGTGGAGTGGTGCAAAGCGGTGGACTACGAAGCGTTAGGTTTGCCTGATGAGGATAAACTTTACAAGCGGTTACAAGCGTTTATGGCATTTGGTATGGAAGAAATCCAGAAGTTTAAGTTTGTTTCTACGGCAGAGTATTACTTGATTACCGATTTGTATGTGCGTTGTCGGACTGGTGAATGGAGTGATAAGCAACTCAAAGATGAGATTAAAAAATCTCTCGTCAAGATGAGCAAGTGGTTAAAAACAGGGGAGGTTTTACCAGAACCCAAACTGGCATTACCTCAAGAAGTGAAAGCAGTCGATCGTGAAAAGGTGAGGGCTTTCTGGGGTGGTTTGTTGAAACAGGTTAGGGGGTTTTAGGTGAGTTTTGATGTAGGTGGGTATGAGTGATTACAAATGCCCCAAATGTGGCGGAGAGCTGGAAGATTTAAGTATTAATGACGACTGGGGGTGGCACGTTGAAGAGCCTTATCGCTGTAACGGTCATTACACAGGGCGATTCCCCAACATCAGCAAGGATTGTGCGATGAACAGAACGAAGTCTTGTGGGTATTTTACGAAAGAGCAGGTTAAGAAGTAAGGAGGTTGGTAGGTATGGAACAAAGGTTGGTAGGTATGGAGCATAAGCAAAAATACTTTCTACGCACTGAGCAAATCAAAAACAATGCCCTTGAATTTGTGAAAGCGTTGCCGATAGATGAGAAAAAACCGTTAGTGATTGATGTGAAGCCTATTACTCGTAACCTTGAGCAAAATGCCAAATTCCATGCAATGTGCGGCGATATTGCCAGACAGGTGCAATTTAACGGCGAATGGCTACCGCCTGAAACGTGGAAGGTCATTTTAATTTCTGCCCACGCTGAAGCAACGAAAGAAGGCTCTTGTTTGGTCACAGGATTGGAAGGCGAATTAGTGAATATTCGTGAGAGTACGGCTCAAATGAGTGTAAAACGAATGGCAAGTTTAATCGAATATGTGACCGCTTGGGGTGTTTCTAATGGAGTGCATTTTAATGACAGATGGAATTTTTTGGGGGGGAAATAACCTACGCTTAGTGGTTAAGCGTAGGTGTAAGCGTTAAGCGGTTAAGATTTTATCCGCTGCGATTTTAGCTAAGAAGTTGCTACGGTTTTTATACTCTTTGTGAACCGCAACAAAATCATCAATGCGTTTGATGAGATAGCTAGGGAGGGTGATGTTGATGCGTTCGGCTTTGCCTAGTAAATGGCTAATATCAACATCAACAATCCCAAAGAACATACCGTAATCGGTAAAATCAGGGTTGTTACGGTGATTTTCGATACTCGTTGGTAATGGAATATCTTCGCCATCTTCAACTAAGCCTTCAAGGTGAAATACGATGGCTTCTTTGACATTTTGATATGCTTCTTCGAGGGTATCGCCAGCAGAGAAGCACCCTGGAATGTCAGGCACGATAACGCCGTAAGCGTGAGTTTCGTCACCTGGTTCAATTGCAATTGGGTATAACATATTTTGTCCTTGTAGTTATAGCAGGGCTATTTTAGCCCCGCTTGTTTAAGTATTGAGAGTTCAGTTCCTTTTTTTAAATCCTTTTTGGGATGAGGCACTGTTACTCGCCCTTGTTTAGTTGGATGTTTGAATTGATGGTGGCTTCCACTTGTTGCAACTAAGTACCAACCATCTGCTTCAATCATTTTGATTATGGTCTTGCTATCCACATTGCCTAACTCCTATGTTGTTTTAGTGTGTGTATTATACCTATCCTTTAAGTTAAAAGCAAATCATTTGTGTGTAGTGTGTGTATTTTAGGTGAATAAATGAAATTTTACTGCCCAAACTGCCAATCAATTTTAAAAGACTGGCGTAGGTTTTCTGAAAAGTCAGAGATTGATAAGGTTAAGCCGTTTGAATGTACTGGGTTGAAGTGCGGTAAGCGGTGGAGTGAGGAAGAGTTGGAGGCATTTAATGATAAAGCCAAAAGTGAAAGCTCGTAAATGCAAATGCTGTGGTGGTGAGTTTAAGTCTGCGGATAGTTTTAGAAAATGGTGTAGTCCTGATTGTGGGGTAAAACTTGCCAAAATAGCCCAAGAAAAATCACGTCAGAAAGCAATAGAAAAGCGAAATCGAGAGGAAAGGGCAAAGATTAAGGCAACGAGAGAACGTTTAAAATCTCGTGCTGAGTGGCTTAGAGATGCTCAAGCTGTTTTTAATGAATACATTCGGTTAAGAGATAAAGATGAGCCTTGTATTTCGTGCCAGCGTTTTCATCAAGGTCAATATCACGCAGGGCATTATCGCACGGTAAAAGCAATGCCAGAGCTGAGATTTAACGAGGATAACGTCCATAAACAATGTAGTGCCTGTAACAATCATTTGAGCGGAAATATCACAGAATATCGCATCAACCTTGTGCGTAAAATCGGGGCAGAGCGAGTAGAAGCATTGGAAAGCTATCACCCTCCTGTGAAGTGGTCGGTTGAGGATTGTAAGGACATTATTAAAACGTATAAGGCGAAGATTAAGGAGTTGAAATGTGGCGGATAAACTGTTAGAAGAACCAAAGCAAGCGTGGATTGAGAACTTGTTAAACCTTTGGGGAGCGTGGGCATTTAGTGGATTGGATTTTGAAAGCCGTATGAATATGTTGGCAAGATTGATGTTACAAGCCGACCCTAGCCGTATTTCTGAGCCTATTCGGGAAATGTGTGATAATGAGTTGGGGTTAGTGATTAGTTCTGTAATTGGTTATTGCATTAAAAATCCTTGTCTGCAGGATTATAAATACCTTGAGGCAAAGTATGTGTATGGGTTATCGGTGTATGCGATTGCGAAGTATCAGCGGGAGAAAGATAAGTCTATCTCGGTTAATGCTTGGTATAAACGAGTAACTAACAGTATTAAATCTTCAGAATGGGTAATTGCTAAATTTCTCGATCTTGCTATTAAAAATCATAAAAATGCAGTTAAATTACAAAAATATGCTTTTAATGTGTAAAAAGTCGTTGAATTTGGTGGAGGTTTCCTATAATATATCAGTAATGATGGTCGTCGTGTAAGTGATGTTCACCGCATGTATTTTATAGCCCTGATGGTTTATGCCGTTGGGGCTTTTTGTTTTAAGAGTATGGTCTAATGGTATGACAACGGTCTCCAAAACCGTTAGTGGTGGTTCGATTCCATCTGCTCTTGCCAGTTTATAAGCTCAGTCTTTACGGACTGGGCTTTTTTATTGCCTGAAACGAGGGCTAAGGTATGAAAAATGCTATGAGAGATGCAGGAATGCAGAGCTATGCATGGAATGGGCTTACAGGTTGGTTAGCATGGTTAGGCGATCAACAAAATTTAATGTTCATTAGTTTGGCTCTAGGGATTGTTACAGCGTTAGTTAATATGTACTCAAAATGCCGAGAAGGGAAAATAAAAAGACGCCAAGAAGAAAGGGCTGAAGAAAAGCATAAAGCAGAGATGCGCCACCTCGAAGAAATGCATCAGATACGTAAACAACAACTCTCAAGGGGATTAAGATATGATCCGAATAAAAACATTAAGTAAAGTTGGCGGTGGGGTTTGTGCTGTCAGTGCCATTATTGCGGTATTAAATACAGATTTTCACGGTCAATTTCGTACAAGTCAGCAAGGGCTTGAGATTATCGGCGATGCAGAAGGTTGTAAACGTGAGCCTTATTTGTGTCCTGCAAATGTGCTTACTGTTGGTATTGGTTCAACGGAAGCGTCAAGCGGTAAGATTGAAAGAAAAGTTTACACGGACAAAGAGATTGCGGAGCGTTGGTTGGTCGATATTCAGCATGCAGAAAAATGTGTGAACCGTTACGCAAATGGTGGTGATATTCCGCAATCGGTGTTTGATGTTGCTACTTCGCTGACATTTAATGCTGGGTGTGGCACCGTGAGTAAATCGACATTCTTTCGTAAAATCAAATCAGGCGATTATGTTGGTGCCTGTAATGAGTTGCCTAAGTGGGTTTATTCAGGTGGCAAGAAGTTACGAGGGTTAGAAATCCGTCGTGAGAAAGAGAAGGCGTTATGTTTAGCTGGGTTAATAAAATCTTAATGGCATTGATTTTGGGCTTGTGTGCGTGGTTGTGGGGTCAGTCACAGAGGATAAGTGCATTAACAGCCGAGAACCAGACGCAAGCCCAAACTATTGAGCAACAGCAAGAAGCAAACAATAAGCTGACAATGCAACTGCAACAAGAGCGACAAGCGGTTGAATATCAGCAAAACATTGCAAATAAATTACGAAAACAGGTGGAGCAGAGTAATGAACAGATTAAATCTATTTTACAGAAAGAGCCGTGTGGCGTTACTGCTTTGCCTCGCCCTGTTGTCGATGAGCTTAAGCGGTTGCACAGCAAGGACAAAGATTGAGTATTTATATCCACCGCAAGCCTTTTTAGTGCAGTGCGAGCGGTCAAAGTTTAGTGGTACGACCTATGGTGATGCTATCGAGTATCTCGTTAAGGTGATGGGAGAACGTGACTTGTGTGCGGGTCAGATTGATAGCATTAGAGAGTGGCAAGCACGAACTAAGCAAGGGTTTAAATAGCTGATTAACGTTTGTGTCACGGTAGAGAGCGGTCAGATGATCGCTCTTTTATTTTATGTAAATCAAATGCTACATAATTTGCTTATGGCTTTGGGGTTGTTAGATAAATTTCCGAGAAAATACGCAAGTAATGTAATTTATATATAACAAAACCCCGATCACTGCAAATGATCGGGGTTTTTCATTACCCATTAAAGCCGAATGAGTAACGATTTATGGAGATTATGACAGTTTTAACCGTAACCATCAAGGAGATACTTATGGAATATGGTTTATGGCAAATAAGCCTTGCAGTAACACTACCTATTTTAGCGTTTGTTTCACCAAAGCTAATTAATGCCATTGCTAATTTATTGAATGTTTTGAAATAAAAAGGATTAACCACGATGACGAAGAAAGACGAGGTTAAATCCACGTCTAAAGGCGTGGGTAAATTCAAACTAACAGACAAACAACAGCGGTTTGTTGAAGAATACTTAATTGATCTTAACGCAACACAAGCGGCGATTAGGTCTGGTTATGCTGAAAAAACAGCAAATCGTGAAGGTAGTCGCTTGCTGTCAAATGTAGACATTCAAGAAGCAATTCAAGAAGCTCAAAACAAACGAGCTGCGCGAGTAAATGTTACTCAAGATGATGTTTTAAAGGGATTACTTGAAATTATCTCAATGAGTACAGGCAAGCAGAAAATCACAGAAACAGAACTAAGCAAGGTTGATGGTTCTATTGTTCCTATGGATGTAGAGAAAGTTTGTTTTGAGCCTCACGCAGCAAATAAAGCACTTGAGCTATTAGGTAAACATCTTGGTATGTTTAAGGATAAAGTCGATGTAACAAACTCTGACGGCTCACTTCATCCTACTATTATTGAGTTGGTGGCTCCAGATGAAAGTGCAACTTAATCTCCCACCTAAACTTATTCCAGTGTTTATTCTCCAGGATGTGCGTTATCGTGGTGCTTATGGTGGTCGTGGTTCGGCTAAAACACGCACTTTTGCCAAGATGACCGCTGTTGTTGCGTATCAACGGGCAATGCAAGGCGAAAGCGGTGTGATTTTGTGTGGTCGTGAGTTTATGAACTCGTTGGAAGACTCATCACTAGAGGAAATCAAGCAAGCCATTCAAAGCGCGGCGTGGCTGGCAGATTTCTTTGAGGTTGGCGAGAAATATGTACGCACAAAGTGCGGTCGAATTTCCTATATTTTTACAGGTTTACGACACAATCTTGACAGCATTAAATCAAAAGCACGGATTTTACTTGCGTGGATTGACGAAGCTGAAAGCGTGAGCGAAATGGCGTGGCGGAAACTTCTGCCTACGGTGCGTGAAAGCGGTTCGGAAATTTGGTTAACGTGGAACCCTGAAAAGAAAGGTTCGGCAACGGATTTACGCTTTAGACAACATCAAGACGAAAGTATGGCGATTGTTGAGATGAATTATAGCGATAATCCGTGGTTTCCTGATGTATTAGAGCAAGAACGTTTAAGGGATAAAGCCCGTTTAGATGATGCGACTTATCGTTGGATTTGGGAGGGGGATTATCTTGAAGAAAGTGAGGCTCAAGTCTTTAGAGGAAAATATCAGGAACTTGAGTTTAAGCCTTTACCTGATTTTGAGGGGCCTTATCACGGGTTGGATTTCGGTTTTGCTCACGACCCAACCGCAGCGATTAAATGCTGGGTGTTTAATGATGAATTGTATATTGAATATGAGGCTGGCAAAGTTGGGTTAGAGCTTGATGATACAGCCACATTTTTGCAGAAAGGTATTGCTGGCATTGAGCAGTATGTGATACGAGCAGATTCAGCAAGACCTGAGTCTATCAGCTATTTAAAGCGACACGGCTTGCCTCGTATTGATGGCGTGCCAAAATGGAAAGGTAGCGTTGAAGATGGGATTGCGCATATTAAATCCTATAAGAAAATCTACATTCACCCACGTTGTCAGCAAACATTGAATGAATTTCGCTTGTATAGCTACAAAACCGACCGCTTGTCTGGCGATGTGTTGCCAACATTAGTTGATGCCCATAACCACTATATTGATGCGTTGCGGTATGCGCTTAATCCTCGTATTCAGCGGAAAGGGGATTTTAGCCAAAATCCACTTAAACTTTACTAAGGATAATTTATGTCTGATGTTGCTATTGTGATGCCAGAAATTAGGGCGTTGAATGAAAAAGGTGTGATGATTGATGATTTGCTTGGCGGAACAAAAACAATGCGACAAGCAGGGAAAAAATACCTTTATCAATTCAGTCTTGAGGAAGAAGAGGCTTATAAAAACAGACTTAACCGCTCAACGCTTTATCCTGCTTTATCGGAAACGCTCTACCAAATGACAGGTAGAGTTTTTTTTGAGCCGATTACGACAGATGACGTTCACGATAAATTAAAGCAAGATATTTTGCCTGATGTGGATTTAGAGGGAAATAATGTCGATGTATTTTCTTCTCGTTGGTTTAATGCAGGTTTAACTTACGGCGTGGCGTGGTGCTTAGTGGATTACACCCGTACTGAGAATATTCGTACCATTGCCGATGAGAAAGCGGCTAATGCTCGCCCTTATTTTATTTTGATTAAGCCTAAAAATGTTTTGGGATTTAAAACGGATAAAATCAAAGGGAAACGACAAATCACGCAGTTCCGCTATATGGAAGAAGTGTCGGTAGATGATGGCGAGTTTGGTTCGAAGATTGAAAAAATAATTTATGTGTACGAAATCGGCCGTATGCGTAAGTATAAAGCGGCAGAGGGGCAGTGGACGCTGATTGATGATGTGCAACTCCTTGCTCAAAATCGACCGCTTGAAGTGGTGCCTGTTGTGCCGTTTATTACGAAAGAAAGCAATGTGTTTGCATTAGGTGAGCCGCCGTTGCTTGAATTGGCCTATTTGAATGTTAAGCATTGGCAATCACAATCCGATCAGGACAACATTTTAAATACCGCTCGTGTGCCGTTATTAGGGATTTTCTCCGATACTGAAGTTAATAAGCTACAAGTTGGCGGTAGTGCGTTGCATTTACCAGCCGGTTCTCAAATTGCTTATATCGAACATTCAGGTAATGCGATTAACGCAGGGCAAGACAGTTTGAAAGAGCTGGAAAGCCAAATGCGTGTTGCCGGGGCGAAACTCTTAGATAAAACCGTGTTAGCAATGACAGACAGTCAAGCCAAAGAAGAGCAGGGCAAAGAAATCAGTTTATTGCGACTGTATGCGAATAAATTTGAAGATGCGTTAGATTTAGCTTTGGAATACGTTGGGTTGTGGTTGGGTATTGATGATGTCGGTAAGGTGGAAATTAGCGGTAATATTGATGACGATCTCGATCCAAATGCCTCAATGGATATGGTCATTAAAATGCAACAAGCAGGCACACTTTCAAAACAAACCGTCTTTAATGAAGCAAAACGTCGTGGTTTGATTAGCGATAATGTGGAATGGGAAGATGAACAAGCTCGCTTAAATGAAGAGGGGGTAGAATATGACCTTGAGTTCGCAGGACAAGCCGAAACAAAGCCTGAATAGTCGTATTGCATACGCATTAACTGATCGCAAAATTCTGCATTTTCGTTATGATGCACATCTTAGACAGCAGGTAATGAAACAGCTGAGTAAAACACAACGTGAGTTGCTCAATCGTTTAGCAGCCGCAGGTGTGGATGCTTTACCTAAAAAGCAATTAGACACACTGCTTAAGGAGCTTAAGCAAGAAGTTGCAAAAGTCTATCAAGAAATGACCGCTTACACGCAAGACGAGTTAAGCGGTTTTTTCACGGCGGAAACCCAACATATTCATCAGCTTTACAATGATGAAGTCGGCTTTGATTTTTTTAATCAAGTGCCTGAATATAAGCGAAAAGCGAATAAAACCGCAACGATTATTGCAGGTTCGCCTTTAGAAGATTGGTGGGCAAAGCAAGGCAATGATTTTGCCTTTAAGTTTGAGGGAATTATTCGCCAAGGGTTGTTGGATGGTCAACAAACAAGTCAAATGATTACCGATGTTAAGCATTTGATGAATACGTCTCGCAGACACGCTGAAACCTTAGTCATTACTGCAGTGGCTAAAGTGGCGGATAAAGCTCATCAAGCCTTAAGAGATGAAAACCTTGATATTTTGGCAGGAGAAAAACACCTTTCTACACTAGACACACGAACATCAACCGTATGTCAATTAAGAGATGGGTTAATGTGGGATTTGGATAAAAAGCCGATAGACCACGATGTACCTTATCAACGACCGCCTTTACACCCACGTTGTCGCAGTATTTTACAGCTTGTAACCAAGAGCTGGAAAGAGCTTGGGATTGATGCGGAAGAAATGCCGTCAAGCACAAGAGCAAGTCAAGATGGTCCTGTATCAGAGCAGATTAACTACGAAAATTGGTTGAAAAGCAAATCGCCTGAGCAACAAGACCAAGTATTAGGTAAAGGCAAGGCGGACTTATGGCGTAGAGGCGTGATTACTTTTGCGGATATGTTGGATCAGAGCGGTAGACCTTTGACGTTAAAGGATTTATACTTAACACATTTAGACGTTGGCTATAGTACTATGAACAGCATTGAAGAATTGCGGCAAAAGGCAATTGATGTAGAACCAGAGATTACAGAAAAGATCACGGAAATTATTTCGTCTGTTGGTGCAAAAACAGCTGGATTAGAATATCGTCTGAAGTCTTTGGAGTCGCTAAAAAGAAAAGTGGAAACAGAAGTTCTTGCTGGTATTTCTGAGAAACAGGCAATCAATAGCGTAAAAGATGTTATTCGTTACACTGCAATTCTTGATGTTAATAACTTTGTGTTACAATATGACAAAATTCAGTCGGCACTTGAAAAGCAGGGGTACTTCACTGTTGTTGTAAAAAATACTTGGAAATATGGTGCTGTTTACAAAGGTGTTAATACTTTTGTTACTACTCTGATAAAAAAGGATAATGTTGTTTTTGAATTACAATACCATACACAGCAAAGTTTTGATTTGAAAAATGGAGTATTGCATAATCTTTATGAGCAATTTAGAGATCCTGCAACACCTCAAGATGAGAGAAAAAAATTGTATGAAAAAATGCAAATATTAAGTTCGAAATTAACAGTACCTAAAGATATTCAGAAGGTAAAAGGAGTGAAATAATGTATCAATATTATTTAGCCAAAATTGGTGAAAATCAACAAAAGCTTATTCGAGGCATACCAAATGATTTTCTTTCTTTTTCTACTTATGAACCAGAAAAAGAAGATTGGGATCAAAAGTTTGGCACTTTTTGGGCTGATAAGATTTTAGTAAGTGATTTTGATGCATTTAAAGTGATCACTGAAAAAGAAGCTATTCGTTTTATTAAGGTTCACTAATGATTTCTCACAAAGCTAAATTATTAGCTAAACAGTTGCATGCAAATCAAGTGGATAAAGCTGGAAAAGCCTATGTCGAGCATCTGCAATCTGTTGCTGATGGACTTGTTCAACCAACTGATGATGAGTTAGCGGTAGCTTGGTTACACGATAGTGTGGAAGATACGACCATTTCACTTGCTCAAATTAAAGCTGAATTTGGCTCAGTTATAGCAAATGCTATTGGTGCGATAACGAAACGTAAAGACGAGCCATACGAGACTTATTTAAAACGAGTAAAAGCAAATGATATTGCTCGAAAGGTCAAGATTGCTGATTTAACTCATAATATGGATCTAAGTCGTCTAGCAAAAGTCACTGAAAAAGATATTGCCAGACAGCAGAAATATCAGCAAGCTAAACTATTTCTACTAACCTAGCCTAAATGCTAGGTTTTTTTATACCTAAATTTCAACCAAACTGCTTATACAGCAATGTATAAGCGGTTTTTTATTATCCACGTTTCGGAAGAAACACAAACTCACTTAGGAAGGAAATCCAAATGAAATTAAAACTCGATGAAAACGGCAATGTTGTGGTTGTAGATGGCAAACCTGTGTATATCCACGATGACGGGAAGGAAATCCCTTTTGATGCACCGCAAGCAATGCAAAAAATTTCTTCGCTCAATGCTGAAAACAAGCAACACCGTGAGGCTAAAGAAAAAGCGGAAGCAGAACTCAAAAAGTTTGACGGAATTGATGATGTGGCAAAAGCAAAAGAAGCCTTAAAAACGGTGGAAAACCTTGACGCTAAAAAACTGATTGATGCAGGTGAAGCGGAAAAGGTTAAACAAGAAGTGATTAAGGGTTATGAGCAAAAGCTGGCAGATGCCAAAGCGTTAGCAGAGAAAGTACAAGGGCAGTTGCATACTGAGTTAATTGGAGGTTCGTTTGCTCGCTCTAAGTTTGTCACAGAGAAATTGGCAATGCCTGTTGATGTGGCTCAAGCGTTCTTTGGTAAGCATTTTAGCATTGATGAAAACGGTGCAATTTTGGCAAAAGATGCGTTTGGCAACGAAATTTTCAGTCGAGTGAAACCAGGGCAACGAGCGGATTTTGAAGAAGCGTTAGAGACTTTAGTGGATGCTTACCCTAACAAAGATTCTATTCTAAAAGGCTCTGGCTCAAGCGGTGGTGGCGGTGGTGCAGGCTCTCCCGCTGGCAAACAATTTAAACGTAGCCAAATGACCCCTGAAGAGATGAACAAGTTTATTCAGGAGCACGGTCGTGAGGCATATCTTAATCTACCTAAAGAATAAAGGAAAACATTATGGCAACAGGCTTAAACAAAGATGTGATTATCTACAATGAACTGGCTCAAACTGCATATTTAGAGCGTATTCAAGATAATCTTAATGTATTTAATGCTGCTTCAAACGGCTGCATTTTATTGCAAGATGAGAATATCCAAGGCGATTTTCGAAAACAATCTTTTTACAAAATCGGTGGTTCTTTGGAACATCGTGATGTAAATAGTAATGGCGCGGTTGAGAATAAAACCATTGCGATGGGTGAAATGGTTGGCGTGAAAATTCCGTTTAAATACGGCCCTTATGCAATTACGGAAGAGGCAATGAAACGCCGAGCGAGAAGCACGGAGGAGTTTTCTATCCTTATTGGCCAAGACTATGCGGACGCATTATTAGACGGTTATTTTAAATACTTGACTGCTGGTGCAATGGCGGCAATTGGGACGAATGCTGAGATGAAAGCCTCGGCGTCTATTGCAACCGATCACAAAAAAGTATTGACCAAAGGGATGCGTAAGTTTGGGGATAAATTTGGGCGAATTGGTTTATGGGTGATGGACTCTGCTGTCTATTTTGATCTGATTGATGATGCAATTACAAATAAAGTATTTGAATCGGAAGACCAGATTATTTATGGCGGTTTACCGGCAACAATGGGCAAGCCTGTGTTAGTAACGGATAAAGCCAAAGCTAACACCATTTTAGGCTTACAAGCCGGAGCAATTACTATCACGAATTCGCAATTACCGGGTTTCCGAGCTTATGACATTAACAGTGAAGAAAACTTAGCGATTGGTATTCGTGCGGAAGGAACATTTAACCTTGATGTTTTAGGTTATTCGTACAAAGAAAGTGCGGGAGCGAACCCTAACCTTTCGACAATTGGCACGGGAGCAAGTTGGCAAAAATATGCGACCAGCAATAAAAATACGGCTGGCGTGTTAATTGAATTAAGCTAACTAAGTTAAGTGAATATAAAAGCGGTGCGTTTTTGCAAAAAATTACCAAAATCGTACCGCTTTTTATGTTGAGAAGGAGTAATCAATGCAATTAATTTATACAACGCAAACCACAGGATTTGAGCCGCATAAACATTACCGAAATCCGCTGTATTTTGAAAAAGCAGAAAGTAAGGTGACCGATGTGGTGATTTATGGGGATTTTCCTAAGATTGCACAAGCGTATCAATCCTTAGGGGTTAAGGTTCAATGGGTTGATGAACAATCTGATAAAAAACCATTAGACAAGATGACCGTGCCAGAATTAACCACCGCACTTAAAGCCTTGAATGTGGAAATTCCACAAGGGGCGAAGAAAGATGAGCTGATTGCATTATTAAAGCAAGCGAAAGGGGGCGACAATGACCCTGAACGTACCAACGGATAGTTATGTTTCCCTTGAAGAGGCAAATGGCTACCATCAATTGAGGGCTAGTTTTGAAGCGTGGAATGAACTTGATGATGAACAAAAAGCTCGTCGCTTAGTTAGTGCATCAGATTTTCTCGATCACAATTATCGTTTTGTGGGAGAGAAAGCAGATCCTACGCAAATCAGACAATTTCCACGTCAAGAGAGTAGTCAAGAGAGTAGCGAAATTCCGTTACAAGTGAAATATGCGGTTTGCGAATTAGCCTTGCAGTCAGATCTAAATCAGAACACAGAGCAGAAGATGGCAAGCGTGAAAGTGGGGCCTGTTTCTGTCAATTACGAAAATCAAGCGGTTATCAGTGGTAGCAGCAATCGGTTTGAGTATGTCAAAACTTTGCTTTCTCGCTTTTTAAATTCATCATCTACTAACAATGTGTCATTGTTAAGGGGGTAGGCTTGAATTTGTACGGTAAATTACAGCAAATCTCCAAGCAGTTAATTCAGAAGTTTGGTTCGCCTTGTGTGATTAAAACACAAATATCTGGGCAATACGATCCAGCTACGGGGAAAATGCAAACTGAAATCAGTAAACAGAGTGCTTACTGTCTTTTTGATAATCTGGCTTATGATTTCCCTTCATTTCAAAGTGGCGGAACTTCTAGAGGGGAAGCTGTTGCGATAGAGCAAGGCGATGTGGTTATTTATCTGACAGAAAAAGCAGAGGTAGGCTCAGCGGTTGAAGTGAATGGCGAGGTGTGGAGCATTATTGCTGTTCAACCGATAAAACCAGCTAACGTTGCAATGCTTTATCAATGCCAAGGGCGGAAACAATGAAATGAGTAGTTTTATTGCACAAATTCAGCAACAAATTGAGCAGATTGAGCAACGGAAAAACTTAGTCATTCGTAAAGTAGCGTTAGATGCTTTTGCGAAAGTGCAAGCGAAATCGCCTGTTGATACGGGAGCGTTAAGGCGAAGTTGGACTGTGTCTGTCTCAGCTTTACCCACGAATTTTAATGGCTCAAATGAACATATTGGCAAGGCGAAATTTGGCGATGTGATTTATATTGCAACTAACTTGCCTTATGCCCCTGCGTTGGAATATGGGCTTTATCCTAATCCTCCGAAAAACCCATCAGGGAAAACGAAGAATGGTTATTCTATCCAAGCTCCTCAAGGTATGGTTCGGATAACCGTTAAAGAGCTAAAAGCATATTTAGCTAGAAATCCAACATTAGGGCTTTGGTAATGAAAAAAATCATTCGATCCATTCTACAAACGCAACTAACGGAATTAGGTAAGTTCAGTACCGCTTGGGAGGGGGTAAACAATAAAGTGAGTTTGCCTTATCAAGCGGTTTTTCTTTCTGTAACAACCAGCGATACAACAAGCATTTCTGATAAACCGCTTTCTGTTGAAACAGGGTTTTTACAGGTGACCTTGTTCTATCCAAATGGCAACGGCACGCATGCCATTGAAGAAAGAGCGGAGCTAATCCGCAATCATTTTTACGGTCAATCTATCATTGAAGAGAATGTTCAAGTTGTTATCTCTCAACCGCCCACCATTGGCGGTATTTTTTTAAATGATGATAAGTTGGCTTTACCTATCACAATCCATTACACAGCCTACGAGCTGAATAAGGAGTAACTATGGCTCAAGAAGTCAAAAGAACACTGGTTATCAGCAAGGAATCCGTTTTTGGTACAAAACCAGCTAAAACGGGAGCCAAAATCATTCCACGCATTGAAACATCCTTAAATGCCAATTTTGAATCGTTCCAATCAGAAGAAATTCGTTCTGATTTACAACGTTCCGCCTCTATTGTCGGTTTTGAAAAGGTCGAAGGCGACATTAAAGGTGAACTATCGGCTGGGCAATGGTCGCAGTTCTTTGCGGCGGTTTTGCGTGGTGCGTTTACCGCAGAGGCTAAAGCCCCGATTATTAAGAAAACGTCAAATGGTACCAGCGAGAAAAACGGAAAAATTCTCATTGTGCCTGAAACCAATCACACCACGGACTCATTCACCATTGAAGAGATTTTCCAAGATATTAACGTAAACCGTGTTTATACAGGTTGTCGTGTTTCTAAGATGAGCATTGATGCTCAGCCTAACGGTATTTCCTCTGTCACTGTTTCATTCTTAGGGCAAAAAAGTGAAGAGCTACAAGCCACTTACTTTACAAATCCTACCCCGATTGCTCAATCAGGAAAATTAGCCGGGGTAAAAGGAAAACTGTTACTCAATAAAGCGGAAGTCGGTTTTGTGACAGGTTTTAAAATTGACATCGATCTCGGTGCAAGCAGTGAGCCTGTTTTAGGTGCAACCTATGCGCCTGATGTATTTATCGGTTCAATTAAAGTCAGTGGTTCGTTTTCTACCTACTTGAAAGATAAAGCTATGTGGCAAGCGGTCAGAAATGGCACATCCCTTTCACTTGCCTTACGAATGGATGCAGAAAGCGAAACCAACTCAGATTATGTTACTTTAATTTTACCAGGTGTGAAACTCACTTCATCAGAAGTGAATAGTGGCGATAATTTAATTCAAACCTTGAATTATGATGCCTTTCCTGCTGTTTTTGATGCAGAAAGCACCATTGATGATAGTTTGAAAAAAGCAACCACAATGATTGTACAAGATACATTGGCTTAATAGAGAGGAATTACAATGAACTTAAAAGATCTTGCAAAAGACAGTATTTCAGAAAAATACCGTTTTGAACTGACACATCCTGTCACAGGAGAGGGATTAGGGGTATTCATTCACGTCGTGAGTGCAAAATCAGACCAAGCTCAAAAGTTCTTTGCAAAACAATTACGCAAAGAGCAAAAACGCGAATTGGAAAATGCACGCACCCGTCATCCAAAATTTAAAGAATTGGATGAAATCAAAGAAGACAGCGTTGAACTGGCATTAAATCGCATAGTTGGTTGGGAGAATGTGGAATTTGGCGACAAAAAAGAATTGCCGTTTACAGAGGAAAATGCCCGAATGTTATTAACGGAATGTGATTGGATTATCGAACAAATTCTTGAACATTCAAACGATTTGGGAAAGTTCTTGAAGAGCTAATTGATGATTTGTTGGTATATGCTAAAAAAGAATTTGAATTAGACAAAAAGCCAAAGGATTCTGATTGCACCTTGCGAGAACATCTTTTGGCTATTCAAGAGCAGACTGGTAGTGTTCCTGAAGAGCTTGAGAATATCGAAATTAGCCCAGCGATAAGTTATCTGCTGGGTTTTTTCTATGAGCTATCTCTTTCTCGACAGTCAGGTATGGGGCTTTCTCCTATTACTTATGCTGAGATTGAGGCATGGAATAGACTGCTTCAGATAGAGTTAGCAATATGGGAAATCAAGGTAATTAAACAGCTTGATGTGATTTTCCTGAATGTACAAAATACGGAGATTTAGTGTGGAAACCTTTAACTTTAATCCCGATTGGGGAATGCAACTCACGAAAAAGCCTGAGGTGATGAAACTTAAGTTTGGTAATGGTTACGAGCAAGTAGCACCCAAAGGATTAAATCACAATCTCCGCATTTATGATATTTCTTTTAGTGGCACGGAAAGCCGAATAAAACAAATTGAAGTCTTTTTAAATAATCAAGGCGGTGTAAAAGCGTTTTTATGGACTCCGCACGGTTCAACACAAGGGAAATTTCGTTGTGATGAATGGAAAACAAACCAACAACAAGGCTTTTGGACGCTTTCAGCTCAATTTAGGGAAGTGGTAGCGTAAATTTGTTGAAATTTAATCGGTGTAGTGTTAGATTTCAAAAAAAGGAGTCGCATATGTTCTTATTTTCCTGTGTAAAAGCCGTTTTCATCGGTTGGCTGATGAGTTGGGTTATATTTTTCGTATTAGGGGCTTTTGCTCAAGATATTACGCTCTTTCATGCTACGATTTTTGGTCTATCTGTCACCCTTATTGGTTCTGTTGCAATTGGGCTTTATAAAAACAAGATCTATTTGGATCGATTGAAGAAAGAGTTAGACGCTCAACAACAAAAAGATGCCGAGAAAAATCAGGTAAAATATGTAATCATTAAATAGATTTTGCAAAAAATATCAATATCAAACCGCTTGTGTCATTAGATGCAAGCGGTTTTTTGTTGTACCTGAAATTCAACCCGATCAGAAATGGTCGGGTTTTTTATTATCAAATAAAATCATAAAAGGACACGAATATGCAATTAGCAAACCCTGAAAATTTTAAACAATTTGTACAAATCAAAGATCATCAAACTGTAACTACATCAGAAATTGTAGCGAAGGTATTTGGTAAGCGACACGACAATGTATTGCGGGATATTAAATCTCTTATTGAAAATTGCGATGAGGACTTTGCAAAACTCAATTTTGAGGTTTGCTTTAAAATCAATGAGTTACAGAATGGTAGACCTACTCCATATTACAATTTAACCAAAAATGGCTTTATGCTTTTGGTAATGGGTTATAAATCCAAAAAGGCAATGGCAATTAAGATTTCTTATATCAAAGCCTTTGATTATATGGCGGAAGAATTGGCAAAAGGTAGCCAAACACTACTTGAGCAATACTACTCTTTACTTGGTGAACATAAAGCCGAAAAACAATTAGCAAGTTTATGCGGTAAAGCCTTAAGTGAATGGAAAGGTAAAAAGCCATTATTAGAAGCAACGCTAAAAATCTTTGAAGACAAAATGCAAATTGAGCTACCGCTATTAAATTGACCGTACTTTATGTGCGGTTTTTTATGCCTGTAAATTAGATAACGGTACAAAATTCAACTGTGGTTATATGACCACAATTAACCGCACTTTCGCAAGATCGTGCATTTTTTATTGGAGAAATGCTATGACGGATTTAGCAACACTAGCAATTGAAATCCGCACAAATGGTGCAGAAAAATCCACTCGAGATTTAAATAATGTGGAACGTGCAGCAAAGAGAACAGAAACAGCTACTGAACAATTGAATAAATGCTTTGGGCGTTTACAAGCGTTATTAGCTTTATCCGGAATAGGCGGTGGGATTTCCCACCTCTTAGCGCTGGCGGACAAAATGCAGTCTTTACGCAATCAAGTGCAGTTTGTGACAAGTTCTATGACCGAAATGAACCAAGTGCAAAAGGAATTATTTGAGATTGCCCAACGCACAAGGGGAAGTTTAGAGGCGACAACTTCATTATATACGCGTTCAGCTCGTGCCTTAAAAGATTATGGATATGCACAAAAAGACATTCTGCAATTTACTGAAACAATGAATAAAGCAATGGCTGTCGGTGGTGTGAGTGCTGAGGCTCAAGCAAGTGCATTATTTCAGTTGTCGCAAGCTTTGGGTTCAGGGCAATTACAAGGTGATGAATTTAAAACCATTGCGGAATCCGCCCCGATTATTCTTGATGTATTAGCGGAATACATGGGTAAAAGCCGTGCTGAAGTGAAAAAACTGGCAAGCGAAGGACAATTAACATCTAAATTGATTTTTGACGCCTTTAATGGCTCAACAGAAAAAATTAACCAAAAATTTGAACAAATGCCGATTTCATTTGGTGGTGCAATGCAACAAATGGAAAACGCATTTATGAAATTTGTAGACGAACAGAACCGCACTTTAGGTATTACAGAAAATTTAGCGACAGGTATTTCTTTTCTTGCGCAGAATTTTGAATATTTAGCTGGTGTACTTTTGGCAATTGCAGCTGGCAATGGTGCTAAGTTTATTTCAACGTTGGTTCTTGCTCGAGTGGAAACACACAGACAAGCGCAAGCGAGTTTAATCGCTGCGAAAGCCACACAAACCCAAGCAGCGGCAGAATTAGCGGCTGCACAAGCCAAAATGAATTTGTTGAATTCAGAAATGCAATTAGTACGAACCAAGAAAGCTAGAGCAGCGATTGAGGCTAAAATGGCTCAACAAGCGCAAGTTATTACGGGGCTTATTAATGCGGAGGCAGCTGCTATGAATAATCTTGCTGCAGCCTCTCAACGCGCGTCTATTGCAAGTAACGCCGCCGCAGGGGCAAAAAATTTATTAAGTGGCGCATTAGGTCTTATTGGTGGCCCTATGGGAGCGGCAACAATTGCGGCAGGTGCGCTATTTTATTTTAGCCAAAAGGCACAAGAGGCAAAAGAGGCGGCGTTAGATACCGAGAGTGCGAATAACCGTTTAAAAGAAAGTTATGACGGCTTAAGTGAAAGCGCGTTAACCTTGAAAATTTTTGAGCAAATTCAAGCAATGGAAAATTATGGTGAGCAAATTTCCAAAGTGCAGGCGGAAATTTCCCAAATTCAAACAAGTGCTTGGCAATTTGGTTTGGAGCTGTCTGAAAGTTCCAAGCAAGATCTTGAAAAGTTAAACGCGGAATTAGAAAAGATTCGAGAAAATAAAAATATCGATCTTTCAGTTTTAACCAACCAATTAACCGCACTTGGTGAGGTGTTCTTGTCAAATGGCAAAAGCATTGATGATTTTCGTACCAAAATGAAAAACTTAGGTGTTGATGCCAATACGGCAGATAGCGTCATTGCCGATTTAAGCAATACGATAAAACAACAGAAAGAGGCGGCGCAAGGTGGAGTAAAGAACAATCTAGATCTAGATGAGGCGTTTAAAAAATTAAAAGAACGCGCTTTAACGGTAGCGCAAAATCTTGAAGTGGCAAAATTAAAACAGCAAGGACAGGCAGAGTCCGCCTTTATTTTAGCCGGCTTATATGAATTGCTTGGCGATAAAGGCGCTGAATATAATCAAGTGCTAATTGATATTGCCAAAGGTACGATTACTGCAGCGAATGCAGCGGATAAAGGCATTGATTTATCTATCGAAACCTTAAATAAACTGATTGAGGGCCGGAAAGTATTACAAGGGATGTTCAAAGATCAGACGCAAACAGAGGGTATTAACCAAAGTTTGAGTAATAGCGGCGGTGGTAAAAAAGCGCGCGATAGTTGGCTTCAATTTTATGATGAAGTTCGCAAACACAGCCGTTCCACCCTTGAAGAAATTGACGCCGAGCAACAGCGAATGTTCCAACGTTTGGAAGAGCATAATAAAAAAGGGGTAGTTTCACACGAAGAATATGAGTCAGCAAAATTGGCGATTTCACAACGTTTTGCCAATGAACGTGCAAAATTAGCAGAACAGTTCGCCCCTGAGTTGCAATATGCACGCGAGCTAAAAGAGCATTTACAAGATATTCAACAACTCAATGCAGCAGGGCTTTTAACTCATGACCAAGCGAAAAAAGCCACAGAAAACGCCACTTGGGAGGCTGGAAATAAACAGGCACAATTAGCTGGGCAAAATGCGGTGAACGGCTATGACCAATGGAAAGCAGAGTTCGACCCTATGCAAGCAATGAAGAATGAGCAAGCTACGAAACTAGCAGAAAATCAGTCAAGGTATGATCAAATGCTAATTAGTCACGAAGATTTTTTGAAAAGAAAAAATCAACTTGAAGAACAATATCGTAGTAAAACGATTCTTGAGGATTTATCAAATTACTCTGCTGGGTTGCAAAATTTAGGCGGTGCATTTGGTCAAATGGCTGATTTAGCTGCACAATCAATGGGCAAGCAATCTGGTGTTTATAAAACAATGTTTGCGATGTCAAAAGCTTTTGCAGTTGCAGATTCAATGGTTAGACTTCAACAAGCGATTGTGCAGGCAATGGGCGATGGAACAGCGATGACACCAGCTCAGAAATTCGCAAATATGGCTGCGGTGGCTTCGGCTGGGATGAGTGTTATTTCTCAACTGACAAGTATAAGTTTGAGCGGTATGGCTCACTCAGGTATTGATAGCATACCAAAGGAAGGAACTTGGTTGCTAGATCGTGGCGAGCGAGTTGTAGATAGCCGTACTAACCAAGATTTAAAAGCCTTTTTAGCAAATCAAGGAAACCGAAATCAAGCATCGGGTAAATCATCTGTAAATGTTCAAATCATCAACAATGGTAATGCAGTAGATGCCAAAGTTTCTCAAGAAGAAACGCCAGATGGCACTCATATCACAGTGGAATTGTTAAAAACAATGAGAGGAATCGCAAGAGACGAAAGTCAGAAAGCGATCACCAATAATTTTGCTCGTGCGGGTGGTCAATTTAGACGATAGGAGTATGTAATGCCAAAATCCCTACCTCAAAAAATGGCAAACGAACTGCCAAAACTGGAACAAAATGCCTTGATTGAACTGTGGGAAATTGATTTAAGGCATATCAGCAGTAACAGCGACCCGACACAAAAAGGGGAGTTATTACGCTTTCACAATGGCTTAAATCAAGGTCAGCAGAATGTTTGGTGGCAAGGTAACGAATACCAAGCCTACCCAATTAATGCGGACGGTTTTGAGATTAGCGGTCAAGGGCCGAGTAACCGACCGACTTTGACAATCTCAAACTTGTACGGCATTGTCACCGCTTTAGCCGCAGATTTCGGACAAGGAATTGGGGCAAAGGTGACCCGTCGTTTAGTCTATGCACAATTCCTTGATGCTCGCAATTTCCCTAACGGACAAAATCCACAAGCCGATCCGACACAGAAAAGTGTGAGTTTATTCATCATTGAGCAGTTAAAAAGCCTAAATGATGAAGTGGCGACCTTTGAGCTGGCTTTACCCGCAGAAACAGATAATGCTCGCATACCGTTGTTGATGATTACGTCAGATACCTGTATTTGGCCATATCGCTCTGCGGAGTGTGGCTACACAGGCGGACCTGTTGCCGATGAAAAAGATAACCCGACAACCGATCCGAAAAAAGACGCTTGTTCCCACTGTTTGCGTGGTTGCAAGCTGAGATTCGGGGCTAATGCCATTTTACCGTTTGGGGGCTTTCCAAGTACGACGCAGTATGGGGCTTAAGCAAATAGCGGTTCTATGTGAAATGTAGCACGCTGTTCTAATTGCCACAAATCAAAATCTGCTTGCATACCTAACCATAATTTGGGTGTGGTATTAGGCAATAGCTGACTTAAACGAAGTGCCATTTCAGGGGTTATTGCTGATTTTTCATTGATAATACGAGATAGACAGACACGAGTGACACCAAGTTGTTTAGCAATTTGAGTAATGCTAGTGTCGGCATTATCTAGGTATTCTTTTAGCAATAAGCCTGGATGTGGCGGGTTAAACATTCTCATTCTTCAGCTCCTTAATGATAATCTTGATAATCCACAATTTCTGCGTGACCGTTCTCAAATTTAAAGGTTAAACGCCAGTTTTTATTGACTTTGACACTCCAATGTCCAACAAGATTGCCTTGTAATGGGTGTAAATCCCAACCAGGAAAGTTCATTGCAGAAACAGTTTCAGCGTTTTCTAGTGTCGCAAGTTGAAGACGCAATTTAGAAGCGTGATTAGCTTGAATACCTGCTGTTGAACCTGTTTCAAAAAATAGCTTTAAGCCTTTATGTTTAAACGAGAGAATCATTGTGGTTATCCTTTTTGTATACAGTAAGTATACGCTTAAATCTTAACTTGTAAATAGGTTGTATACAATAATGCAAAATATCTCTTTTACAGAACAAATTTTATATCACGCCAAACGCTCAGAAACGCACGAAAGTTGCGGTTTTGTCGTTTCTAAGGGCGGTGAGTTGCGTTATTTTCCTTGTGAAAATGTGGCTGTCGATCTGATTAATCATTTTGAAATTTCACCTGATGATTGGATTCGGGCGGAAAGCGTGGGTGAGATTGTGGCGGTTGTTCATTCTCACCCTGATTCAGACACCGAGAAAGGTTTGCCTTATCTATCAACCGCAGACAGAGAATGCCAAGTGCGGTTAAATCTGCCGTTTTGGTTGGTTTGCGATGGCAAGTTGCAAAAATTCCGCCCTATCGCACCGCTTGTCGGTCGTCAGTTTGAGAATAACAAGCAAGATTGTCGCAATATCTTACTTGATGCCTATATGTTGTCGGGATTGGATTTGCCTGACGATGTGGAGTACGAGTTTGAATGGTTTAAATCAGGCAACTTGTATGAAGAAAACTTGCTCCGCTTTGGCTTTGAGCGGTTAGATTTTGAAGCACAGCCCCAGCTTGGCGATATTGTGTTACTGCAAATTGGTAGCGATGTGGCTAATCACGCAGGCATTTACCTTGGTAATCAAATGATGTTACACCACAGCGAAGGGCGATTGTCTGCCCGTGTGCCTTTTTACGATTTAGTCACCAACAAATTAGCTGGCTTGGGGCAACGTTTAGGCGATTATGGCATTGATAAATTCCAGTTGTATCAGATTGCTCAATACTGCGATCAACAAGTACCAGACGGCTATGGCGGTGTTGAGCCGAGAATGGTGGCAAATTTATGGCTGACAGAGCAACGTGATGCTTATTCGGTGATTTCGGATATGGCGTCGGTTTTCCGTGCGATTGTGATGTGGAATGGTACGCAATTAACCGCTATTCAAGACAGAAATGCCGATCCTGTCTGCTCATTTACTCAGGCGAACGTTATTGACGGTAAATTTAATCGCCAGTATGTACCGCTTAAATCCATTTTTACCGCCGTTGAAGTGGAATATGCCGACGAACGCAATAACTATCAAAAAGCGATTGAGTATGTGGCAGATGATGCAATGATTAAGCGTTATGGCTATAACGTGAAGAAAATCGTTGCGTTTGCCTGTACTTCTCGTGGGCAAGCTCGCCGTTATGGTAAATGGGTGCTTGAAACGTCTCGCTTAGAGCAATGTACGATCAGCTTTAGTGTAGGGCGTGAAGGGTTACAAGTACGGGCAAAACCCTCTATATTCTTGATGAACCAACGACAGGATTACACTTCGCCGACATTAAACAATTATTGA